TCAAACCGTTGGTTTCCTTAATGAGCTTCTCGATAGGAACTTCTTTCATCTGTTCCTCATCTACATTGGTCAGGGCATTTAAAACGTGGTGACTTGCCAGCCGGATCAGGGCTTCCGAAGTATCCAGATCCGGATAACGGTTCATTTCATCCATCAGCATGGAGAAATTGCTCTGTGCCACGTTAATCATCTCTACCGTGGCCAGATACTTCCTTGCGTAGGTACAGATAGCCATCTGGCTCATCTCCTCACCATTCGCCTTCAGGAAAGCCACGATCTCTTTGTAAGTGCAGCCAGTAAGGAGCATCTGCTCCACGGTGTCTTTAAGCTCCGGCGGCAGTCTGTCCACCTTTCCTGTGCTGCGTCTTCTACGCTCCTGTTCCATCAGCCGTCCAGATCAACCATTTCATCCGTGATGCCGCCGCCAAGGAGCCGGATGCCCTTGCCGGTTACTTTTGCTTCCAGCGTCTGATATTCCACATCGGCCAGATTAGCCGGTTCCCTGCTTTCCATATCACGCAGATAGATATATCCCTCCTCATGGAGAAAATTCACGGAGTCGATGAACTCCTGACGCTCAATCCCCTCCGCTTTTAAACCTTTTTCAACACTTCTTAAAGCATTGTACTTTTCCCGGAGCAGGTTGATTGTCATGAGTACCCTGCCGTTATTCACCATAAAAGCTCCTGCCCGGAGTCTTCTCTTTTCCTGTTCTCTGTTCATTGTGAACCTCCATTTCTTGTCATTTCGATCATCATATTTAACATCTGTTCCACTTTCCGATCCACCTTATTGATCTCACGAATGAAATCATCCTTTGTCAGGTAATTCTGCCGGATCTCCTTAATCTCCTTCTGGCACCCATCAAAATCCTTACTGTGAGTCTCCTTGGGTGTATAATCCTCACGGATCTTATTGATGTCTTTTTTTAATTCGTCTGTGGTTTCCTTCAGATCTGCTTTTGTTACAGAATCCCGTTCTATTTTTTGAAGCTGCTGGACTGTGCAGTCCAACTGGTTCATGGTTCTTTTTAAAAAATACGAGATTACGCCAATACCCAACGTAATGGCGGTTGTTATGATCCATCCTTCATCCATCCAGTAATTCCTCCAATAAAAAAAGATACACTCATGTTTCTGACACAAGTGTACCTCTTAGGCCCGTGAACTGTCTTTTGAAGCACTTCACTAATTTACTTCACTTTTTAAAATGCTTCCGGATAATCATAGATGCTCATCTGACCCTCCATGTCATCATCCAGATTATCCAGTTTTCCGAACAGGATAAATCTCACCCAGCGCTCGGTAAGTCCATATTTCGCGGCAAGCTCTCTATAATTTCCTCCGTCAAATTCTTCCCGGATCTTCTGATCCCGTGCCGCCCGTTCCAGGCTCTCTGCCTTCGGAATATAGATTGTAGTGCCGCCAAAAGCCCGGACAAGACTTTTAAACCCGTCCAGGCCCACCAGTTCTACCATCTTTCTCTGATCTTCATCCAGGTTTTCTATCTTCACATGGTCTAACAATCCCATCGCTGGCCTCCTCCTTCCGTTCCAGGCTTTTTAAATACCCTTTTAAAACTTCAATCAGGGTATTTCCCTGGCTGAAGGTGAGCCATGCAAAGGGATTCTTCGCAATAGCGTCTACATGCAATTCTTTCTTAATGACCGCGCACAGTCTGTCTCCCAGTGGAACCTCATTCGGACTCTTATCGCGTTTCTTCAGTTCGTACATCAAAGCCCAGATTTTCTTCTGCTGGCCGCTGGTCACGCTTCCTGGTCTCTGTGAATGTTCCTTCGGCTTTCTGCTGGATGGTTTCGGAGCAGCGGTACCGCCCTGCAGATCCTCCAGCCTTTTAATCACCGCCATGGCCTCCTGGTAGGAAAGTTCCTTTATGGAATCCTTACCTGTAACGCCCGACACCAGTATATGAAGCTCATCTTCGCTTCCATTTCCGGTTATTCCCAAAGCATGACCTATAGCATAGATTTTCTTCATCTGGAATGATTCTATCTTTCGCATTTACCGTTGCTCCTTCCTGCTATTTTTCCGCCTCTACAGTTACCTTGATTCCTTCATCCACGAATATGGCTGCCCGGATCACTTCCACCGCTTCCTGCGGTGTGCCTCCCCACTCTGCCGCTTTTAATATCTGCAGCATCCATTCCCAGTTGATCACTTCGGATGCCAGGTAAGCCCAGTCACTGGCTTCCTGTTCTGAAAGGCCCACCAGTTTCATCAGGGTTTCTGTGTCCTTTTCATACTTGCCTTTCAATTTCTTCTTCAGTGTTCTCTGAATCTTCTCATCCTTTGTGATGGCGCTGATCGTAGCGTCCAGGCTTCCCTCGGTGAAATTTCCCATATACATCATGGAAAAAAGCCGCTTTGCCGGGGCTGACATACTATAAGAAACATCTTCTTTTACAAAGTCCTTGAAGACATCCCCCAGGAGCTTCTTTACCATTGTCATGGAGATTGGTTTCACGGTCTCGCTGTTTCCGACCACCACTTTGGAATTTTCGCTTCCCCAATATTCTACGGTTTTGCTCTTCGTATCCCGGAGATCATCCGTGGCCTGCTTCTCGAACCAGGCTTTGATTGTTTCCATTTCACCTTTAACGGCAACCATCTGGCGGTCTAACTCTGCCAAACGGTCAACCTTCTTTTTTACTTCCGCCGCATCCATTATCCTTTAAACTCCTCCATGATCTTTTCTGCACATCCGCGGCAGATCTCAATGCCGCAGACCGTTTTAACATCGTCCACCGTTCCGCAGAAGTGACAGGTAGGAACATGCTTACGGATATGTACCCCGTCCTCATCTGCTTCGATATCTACCGGAACACCCGGAAGAATGCCAGTCTCCTGACGGAGCTGACGTGGAAGTGTAACCGCGCCACTCTTGGCTACTCTCTTGCTTACAGTCATGATAGACCTCCTCTCCCGCTCTGCATTTCATGGGCTTGCGACCATCGCCTTACCGGCGGCTGCATTAAGAGGGGCAAGCGCCCCTGGAATATCTTGCGTTTATAGCTTCATAATAGAATCCGATATTTTGCACACATCCCGGACAGTTACTTCCTTCCCAGACTTCTTGGTTTCTTCATGAAGCTTTTTTATCTCCGCAGTTATTTTCATAAGCTTAAAGACTCCCACCTGTTCTGAAGTGATTGGAAGCACATCAGTTCCGGCTGTAACTAATGTGAGGGCATTATGAAACCAAAACACATCCATCGGATTCATGAGATTGATTTCTTTATCAAATTGTTCGGCTGCTTCCTTAGCAAACTTTCTCCGGTTCAATCTCGGTTTGTCTGGCGGCAGGAGCCCTTGTTCCTGAAGTTCCTTTTTGACTTTCGATTTGAGTGCTTTCTCTTTATTGGTCAGGCGTTTTGACTTGGCTGGCATCTTCTCTCCTCCTACTGGATTTTTCTACCGTACCGGAATCCGGTGCTGTGCTTTTGAATCCGGCAGATCAGGGAAAATGTTGCCTTTATCTTCGCCTTCTCATCCCAGCAGTCTGCCTCCATGCTGTAAACCATCAGCTCTTTTCCGCTGTCCCGGATGTAAACCGTCTCCTCATAATGGCGTTCCAGCTCCGGCGCTGAATACTGTTCACCATACCAGCGAATACGCAGGTCAGAACCTACGCAGCGCGGTTCAAAGTACATTTCTTCTCTTTGTACCATCTCATCCACCCGCCTTTCTGACCTCGGTATATCGCTTCACAGAACCGTCCAGCATCCGTTTCGTCACAATTCTGGCTCTCCTGCACTGAAGCAACCGGAAGCAAACTCGCACTTCGTTCCACTCTCTTTCCAGTTCTTCCGGCATTGGAGTGGCTTTTTTCTCCATGGCTTTCATAGTCGCTCCTTCCTGAAAGTTCTTGTCTTCCCTGTTCTTTTAAGGAGCGCGGCCCGGCTGACTACCACCAGCTCCACCGGCGTATCCTTCACGATCAGCCAGTTCTCCGGTACCAGCCCTTTTCCCTGCAGGAACTTCTTTTGGGCCAGTGTCGGCTTCTTTCCGTTCTTCACGCTGCACTTACCTCCTTATTCAGTTTTACCTCACTCTGCCTTTATCCGGGCTTGTGACCGGCATCCTTCCGGATGGCTGCATTAAGGTGGGGCTTTACAGCCCCGGATTTTCCCTGTACCGGATGAGCATACGCTCGGTGGTTACAGTGATCGGCGGGAGTGAACTCTCCCTTCCATCACGATATCCTTTCATCCATGCCCGGTCATGTTCGATCTTCACCCGCATCTGAATGCCGATCATCCAGCCGCTAACTCCCGCCAGAGCCATCAGGAATACCACAACCAGGCTTCCGGCCACTCCGACCTTGCCCGCTGCGATCAGCGCCGCCATTCCCCCGGCGGCCACCGTTCCAAGCGCGATCCCTGTCACCATCATTTTTGCTTTTCCTGTCATGTACTTCATTGCATTTACCTCCGTTTGATTGATTTTATAAATAGATTCCCAGCGGGCCTGTTACCTTCTGCAGACCTTCCAGGGAAACATCCTGGTTATTGGCGGCTGCTGTGAATACGTTTACCATGCCGCGCACTCCCCACTTGCTGTGGCCGACATTGTAGAGGTATGTCAGCTCCGGTGTCATTCCTTTCTCCACCAGGGAAGGGAATAACTTCTCAACATCTTCTTTGGTTACATTCGTAGCCCGGTACCGCCCGTGGAGCTTCGTCCGGTTAAACTGCTGTGAGAAGATCGCTTCCTGTCTTCCAAGCATCTTGTTGTAGACCTCATCGTTTCCGATCAGTGCGATTCCGATGCCAGGCTTCCCGGTGATCGGGTCTTCATCCACCCAGCCTCTGATTTCTTCCAGGGCCATGAACTTCAGGTTCTGGGCTTCATCAATAATCAGGACATTATCAGAACTTCTCAGCCGTTCACGGATTGAAATGGAAAGGTCTTCTGTTCTCTGGTTTTCCGAAATCTTCAACGCCCTTGCAATCATCCTTAAAAGGCTTCTTACAGAGCTGGTACTCGGTGTGGTGCTGATATAGATCGCCGTTGCCGGATTGTCCCGCAGGAACTTGGTAGCCGCTTTGGTCTTCCCGATTCCGGCATCTCCGTCAATAACTACGATCCCCTTTTCAAGCTGGCAGTAACGGATCATCTTGTAAATGCTCTCTGAAATAGAGGTTGCCACATATCCCCGTACCGCATTGAAAGACTCGGTCTTCTTGGCGTTTTCAGCCTGCTCCTCCTTGATCTGGAAGAACTCACGGATCTTACGCTCTACATCACCTACATCACCCTTGTCATAAACGCTGCGGCGGTACTGGCTTAATACTGCTCCGCTCAGGTTCATCATCGGGGCCAGCTTTGCCTGGCTGATTCCCGTTTCCTTCATGTACGTTTCAACTTTCGCCTGAAGTTCTGTATTATACTGTTTTCCCATCATTTACCTCCCTGCCTTTTGGCTGCATTTTCAATCATTGTGTCAAGATCGACTCCGCCGACCACTTTCTGATATACCGGTGTTTCATCTGCCCGCTGAACCTCCAGTACCTTCGGGTCTGCTTTGCCTGTGTAGCTTTCTTTGTTGCGTTGTGCCTGGCGAAGTACCAGATCCAGCGCGGTAACCCGGTCGGCTTCTGCGATGACCACGTTCTTTTTATATTCATTCGCGATCTTCTCCAGCTTCCTGGTCACTGCCATTCCGGCCTTCACATCATCCTTGGTTGCGCCATATGTAAGAACCGCCGTATTATCTACCGGAACCGTCATCAGATATTTGTCTTCCAGGTTGTAGATCCGGACTTCCTTCAGGTCATTCGGATTGTACCGGAAGTATACCTTCTCACCGAAATGTCTCATCAACAGTTCATCGTTCCAATATTCCAGGCGGCCTCCATTGATATCCAGATGCACTCCCCGGCGGCCCACGGCCTGTGGACGGCTGCTTCTCATGAGCATCAGGTTCAATTCTTCTGCGGCTGCCACCCGGCGCTTAATCAGATGCTCATTAAACACATCCATTTTGAGCTTTCCTTTGTCTTCTGCCACCGGGCCATCGTATTCCATCATGTTGAAGTAATACTTCAGAATTGCATCCACATACTCCTGGAACTCATCGTCTGTGTAAATGGCATCTTTCTTCAGGACATATTTCAAACGCTCTGGCTTTTCCACCACGCTGCCGCCCGTGTAAGTATTGAACAGTCTGGAAAGGCCGTTCTTCACATCATTGAACCGGCGCTCAATGATCTTCGCCTTCGCATTTCGGACGATAGCATTTGTCATATTGATTCCCAGGCGTTTGAATACGCCCGGCGGTTCAAAGGTTTCCTCGCCATTCTTTGGCTTCTTCTTCCGGTGGCCAAGGCCGCCAATATCGAAGGTCAGGAACTCTCGACCGTTATCCACGTAGATGTTATCCGGGATGCCATATTCCAGGATTCCCTTCCGGAGCGCGATCAGCGTTGCCTCTGAACCTGGGTTATATGTAATGTAGTACCCTGTAAAGATTCCGCTTCTTGCATCCAGGAAGGCTGTCAGATATGGCCTGTGCAGCTTGCCTGACTTATCCCTCACCATTACATCGAAGGTATGGTTATCAGCGATCCACCACTCATTGCTCTGCATCTCATCATAAATACGTTTGATGTATGGAGCGCAGCGGTCATTGAATGCCTTGTGACCTTCACGGCCCAGAACCTTTACTCCCTCCGGAACACTTTTCAGTCTCCGGTAAAAAGAAGGATAGGCCGGAATCTGCGTATACAGATCCGGACGCTTTTCCTGCGCCCACATCTTTGTGTACTCCAGGCACTTGGTTACCGGATGCTGGGCTTCGTCCAGATAGTAATACAGGAAAGCCTGCCATATCGTTTCATCTATGGAGCTTGTCCCTTTCTTCCATTTGTTCCGCTTATCAACCAGCGCCTTCATATCATCAGCCTTCACGGCATTCCATTTTCTGTAAAGCGTATCTACTGATATGCTCCGCTCTGGATATTCCAGGCTGCAGAGCGTTACGAACTTTTTATCTACTTCAGCCAGGGAAGTAACTCCTGGCATCTTTCTATATGACTGCCAGCGCTTGGTGAGGTCGATCCAGAAATCAATTTCCTTTCGTTCATCCTCGGTAAACTCATCAATCGCAACTTTCTCTACTTCCGGCTCTGGCCGTTCTACCTCTTCCGGAGGGTTTTCTGCAATCAGTTGATAATACTTGTGCTGCAGTTCCTCATCCAACGCATCCAGCGGTACCAGGTAAGTTTTCCGGTTTTTGCTATTAACAGTCTCTACCGCCTTTAATTTCCCATCTTGTATAATTTTCTTAATATAACGTGGACTACAGCCTTTTACCTCTGCAACCTGTTTCGCTGTCAGCATCTGCGCCATACATTTCCACCACCTTTTCAGCCTGTCCTCATCAGATGCAGGAGGCTATCCCTGCATGACCGGCCTCTGCCGGTTTCGACTCTTTTAAACGGTGTTTAAAAAGTCTTTAAAATCATCCATGTTTCCGCCCAGTTCCTGGATCAGCGGAATGATAAACTTCTTTCCTGATGGCTTCCCTGTGATAGCCTCGCTGATCCTGGCCTGGTGTGTTCCCATTCCTGCGGCCAGTTCTCTCTGGCTGATGCCTCTTTCCAGCATCCTGGTTTTTGTCCATAAGGCAAACTCAGCGAAATTTCGCACTTTTCTGTTCTTCATTCTGCCTGCCCTCCTAACGTATTCCGTTATAAAATTCTGTATCAGCGATACAAAATAACCTATTCCGTTATCGGATTCTGTGCTATAATCGGTCTTGTATGATTGATACATTATTATAATAATCCTCATTTGAGGATTTGTCAATTAAAATTGAGGATTTTATATATTCATGTGAGGATTATCGGAGGGGCTATGACTATAAATGAGCGCTTTTTTAAATTATTAGATGAGAAAAAGGTTTCCCAGAAAGATTTTTGCGAAGCAACGGGCATTCCGAAGCAAACCGTCAGCGGTTGGAAAAATAGAAAAACTGATCCGCCAGCATCGCTGATTCCTACTATCGCAGCATACTTTGGGATCACATCTGACTTTTTGCTTACCGGGAAAGATGAATGCAATCAGGCAGATCTTGAACTTAATGACACATCTACTCAGCAACTCCTGAAATACTTTTCTTCACTTTCTGAAGTGGAAAAAAATATTGTTCTGGGAAAAGCTGCTGAATTTTATCTAAAATCTTTGTCCGAGGATTGATAGTCCTCATTTGAGTATCATTGACCATTTTTTCATATTATGATATATTCTTAGTGCATTTACCACCTTGCTGGACTGCCTACCAGCAATAAAAAAAGGGCCGCGTCAATTAACTGACCGGCTCTTTTTTGGTTCCCATTAACTGGTTCCCATTAAGTTCTCATTTTTCACTTTTATAATTGCTTTTAAATTTTATTGTTTTAAACGGTCTTTTAAAACCTTTCAAATGCCGAAAACCCTTGAATTATCAATACTTTCTCCCGTTTCCGCATTTTAATTTTAAAAATTTTAAAAGGCTTTAAACCCCCGCTTTTTATTGAGCTTTTTTCCCTCCATTTTCAGGCATTTCTATGATTTTTCGTTTTTCAATGTGAATTCTGGTTCCCATTAAAATTTTAAGGGGTAAAAAGGATCTATAAGCCTAAAAAAGCCCCTATTCACGGGATTTCTCACCGTGTAAGGGACTTTAAGGGTTTATAAGGGTTCGTTGGTTCCCATTATTGCAGGTTATTCGATAACTTACAACCACATGCTCTTACAGGCCGCAAAGCGGATACAACCATTATCTCTGGATATACAGGAGTTATTGATGACCTGCTGAAAAAAGGGGTATCTAATTCTGAAGTTATTCTGGAACGAATTCAGGAACAAGGCTTTCAAGGGAGCTTAACTACGGTAAAGAGATACATTCAATCTCATAAATATCTTATTCCGCCCAAAAGGCAGACAGTTGCACCGCAGGGCAACCGTGGACGCAGATATTCCAGTGATGCTGGTGAGAGTTATCAAATGGACTGGGGATTTGTAAATGTGGACACAGGTGATGGCACTTCTTACAAAGTAGCTTGTTTTGCAATGATCTGCCATCATTGCGGGGAACGCTATATAGAGTTCTTTCCAAATGCAAAACAGGAAAATCTCTTTATTGGTATGATTCATGCTTTTAAACGTATGAGAGTTCCTGGACACGTTCTGACGGACAATATGAAAAGTGTTGTGCTCCATCGTGATTCGGAAGGACATCCGGTTTGGAATCATGATTATGAAGCTTTTATGAATACCATCGGCTTTGAAACGAAACTGTGCAGACCCAGACATCCGTTCACGAAAGGTTCTGTTGAGCGCCTGGTACGCTTTGTAAAAGAAAACTTTCTAGCAGGACGAGTTTTTGGTACTATTACAGATCTCAACTATGAAGCATGGAAATGGTGCGATAATCAGAACAATCGATATCACAAAGCTGTTGACTGTATTCCTCATACCTGCCGTGTTCAAAGAGAAGATTTTACATTGTATATCTATGACCTGGAGTTGAGAAAAGTCTTAATAACCCACGATGTGACATGGAGCCGCAAAGACAGTTTCTGCAAAGGTCAGTTTACTGATGATCAACCAGAAGAAAACCCTTCTGTTCCTGTAAAGATCAGTATCACTCAGAAAAAAGAAGATCCACCAAAATCTGCTTTCGCAAAGTTTGCTTTTGGAGGTGACAGAAATGAATGATACACTGATTGAACAGATTCAGGCAGATGCTGCTGCTCTGGATATAAAAATAACAGCACAGGAGATTGCTTTATATCTTTCTGAAAAGAAAGTTCCACCGGAGCACCTGGAAGCCATAAAAAGATTCATAGCTTTTCTCAGAAAAAATCAGCGAGATAAAGCAATAAGCGCACTATTGCAGCACAGCCGTATTCCACAGAAAGAGCCAAGTACATTCGAAAACTTTGATTTCAGCAGAGTGACTGGCGAGCATGCAGCGCAGATAAGAAATCTTCCGAATCTGACAGCGCTATACTCAAGACAGAATATAGCTTTTATCGGTCCTCCAGGTGTTGGAAAAACGCATTTATCAATGGCATATGGTAATGCCTGTTGCCAAAAAGGATTAAAAGCTTATTTCATAAAAGCCACAGAACTGAATGAAAAATTCACAAAGGCCCGAAGAACAGGCACTGAAAGCAGTGCAATATCTGGGCTTGTCAGACCATCATGTCTGATTATCGATGAAATCGGCAGAAGCATCTTCGACATGGAAAACACCCGTCTGTTTTTCGATATGATTGACCGAAGATGCAGTAAGGAAGGCCCAAACTGCATGATTTTCACCAGTAACCTAACACCAGATAAGTGGAGGGACTTCTTTCGAGAAGAGGATTCATTACTCTGTGCGTTAGATAGGACTTTTGATGCTGCCACCGTTTATCTCATGAAAGGTGAAAGCTATCGAGGTCGTAACCTGAAAACTTATTCGATAGAAATCAGTGATCCTACCGAATAATTGTCGATAATTAATTAGCCAAGCTGGTGCATTGGCTATTTCTAATGAGCTCGGATTGGTTGTTTCTACTGGACTCTGAGTGGTCGATTCCTCCGGGCTCTAACATTGGCATACATCAGTTTAACCCCAATATCAGAAAAGACAATGGCTCTTTCTATAAAAT